TCTAAAACCAACGCGGTCATTTGCAGATTTGTAGCATTTGCACTCATTCCCAGCCAACGATGCCAACTTCTCCACCCCGATAGCCTGCTGCTCTGCGATGAAAGCGTCGGTGGCTGGGGTTTCTGGCATGCAGTCTGATCCCAGCCAATGCTTGTCAGTTATAAAACTCATCAGATTTTCATTCTCAGACGCCAGTGCCGCCATTTGTTCCTTCAGCGCCTGGTAATCAGTAGCCAGCACGAAGTCAGTGCAGAACGATTTATCATCCACCGGCGGTGACATGTCAGACGGGGATGCGGTGTAAATTTTTACCTGGGTCATTTCTTAGCCCTCAGAATCATTGTCAGATATTTGTTTTGGTCAGGTGACGGGAAGCTGTTACGCCTCAGTAGCTCTTCTCGGCCCGGATACGGTCTCGACCGCTGGCGAATACACAGATCGTTAGGGTGTAAGTCAGGGTTGTAGTCGTTGCCTCTCATCACAGCCTCCCGTATACGCTCAGAACGCGCTTCATCGCGTCACTCTTGCGGCAATCAGCGAATATCGTGTTGATGCCATCACAGCCACCGTTACGGCGCTCAGCATCGGTTGCAAGGCGGTAGGTGACGCTGCGCCATACCTTGCTTTCAAGAATCAGGACGCCCTCTTGTGCAAGACCACGCGCGACAGTGGCTATGCAGTTCACGGTCAGGCCAGACTCTCTGGCGACCTGCGCAGGGCTGAAGGTGTGGTGAGTGGTCAGATAGCGCAAAATTGCTTGTTTGCCTCTCATGATTTGCGCCCTCTCAGCCCGTGCTTTTCACGCAGTTCGGCGATTTTCGCCAGCCCCTGGGTACGAGTCAGCGGCTTGCCACCGAGTACGGGGAGTTGCTTAACCGGTTCCGGTATCTTGTCGCCACGGTTGATTCTGGCGGACATGTGGTTTAGCTCATCAGCGGCCTTGCGGCGTAGCTCGGTGTCACTGAGTGAGTTAGCGCGCATGTTGGCGTATAGCGTCGTGACCAGCCAGTAGTGAGCGTTTGACTTCCACGGGTAAGATTCTGCATCCGGGTAGTGACCGCGATTCCGGCAGTATTCGTAAACCATATCGACGAGATCATGTGCGTTGGGCAGTCCTGCCGCTGTTGCCTGCTCCGCTTTGCACCAGGCAACAAACTGACCAGGCGACGGGAGAAAAGGTTTTTCCTGACGACGAGAGACACGCATACCGCCAGCAACCTGCTGCATCGTGTTGATTCCGTTTTCCTTGAAGGACATCAGCCACTGACGGCGGAACTCGTTGAACTCTTCCTGAGTGCGGAAGTTATTCATTGCCGCCGGGAACGCCGCCCTAAGCTGGGCAAAGAGCGCGTTGATAATCTCTGCGGTTTGTTCCTCGCCGGACTTCTCGTCCTGAATTTCTGGAAGGCCGTGCGCCAGCCGCCGGAAGTTTTCGCGATCGAAGTTTTGAAGCTCTTCAGAAAAACTTTTCATCAAGCACCCCGCTTATCCAGTCAGTGTTGTTGTAATCAATCTCTTGCCGCGCCTGGCCGTTTGCCGCAGGTCGCTTGTTGCGTTTGATATCAAGCTGAGTCCATTTCTCCCGGAGCGTAGCCGGGCAAAGCACGTTGCCCTTCCAGAAAGCATCTTCACAAGCCCACCTGAAGAGCACCGCGATTTCTTTGTGGGTGCGGTGGTCTCTTTGACGCATCAGGCGGATGTCATTTGCCCAGGCTGCGTAGTTAGGTTTTTTGGCTGTTGAGGATATCGACTGCACTACCGAGAAAAGCCATTCAGCACAGCGGAGGTCTTCTGAGTTACCCCATTTTGTTCCGCTCTGAATTGCAGCTTCAGGTCTCAGAACAGGAAGTTTATTTCCGGGCTTGTCAGAGGATTCGTCAGAATTCTCGGACGAAGAGGTTTTTATATTATTGTTATTACCTTCTTGTTCATGTTGTGCGGCTTCATGTGCGCCTCCATGTGCGGCTACCACCTTCAAAGCCGCGCCATTACTGGCCTCGCCATGTGCGGCTTCATGTGCGGCTTCATGTGCGGGTAAATCGTCTATTTTTTGAGCATATTCACTGTAATTTGTGATGGTGATCACCCTGCCTTTTTGCTTCTCACCATCTATCGAAATCATCCCCTCCCGCACGAAAACCTGAAGCATTCTCTCGACCTGATCCCTGCTGGCCGGGTTACCTTTCCGGTCACAAAGTTGCAGCCCTAAATCAGCCGCTGTCGCCACCAGTTGACCGACGCTAAGATGCCATTGCTTACCCTTGAACGAGGCTGTAAACGGCTTCCTGGCAGCGCTAAGAAGCAGGTTCTCCCATAGGGTTCTGAGGTAGACGTCTTTCGACCATGCCTGCTTGAGTACGCTCCGGTACAACGGGACGTATCCAGACTTCTGGTTCTCCATCCTGTTGCTCCTGACCTGGCCCGGCGCGTTGCCGGGGAACTGGAATATTTCTGCGGTATTCATCCGATATCCTCCACTTCGTATTCAGCGAAGTAGCCTTTTGACATCGCTATAAATCTTGTTTCGGTAACCGTGTAAGCCTTTCTGCCCTTCCGTTCCTTTCCGTCTGGGTCAATCAGGTGGCAGGCATAAATAACCCTTCTCTGCCACTGCCCAGGCATTTCAGCCACTGCCAAAACTTCAAGGGTTCTTTTACCTTCAGCATCAGCCGTGTAGATAAACTGATCCCCGTATCCGCAATCAGCAGGTTCGGAAGTTTTCCGACAGCCGCCAATCCATCTCTCATCGGTATGAATATTTCCGTCATACGACTGATAGTCTGTGGAGACATAAATGAACGGATAGACGCACTCGAATCGGTCTCCAGACCTTACGTCTAGGTTTACTTGTTTATTTGTTGCTGCCATAATTACTCCCGTTACTTGGCGTAACACAGTGTTATTAAGCGTCCAGACTGCTACCAACAGCTGGACGTTTTTCATTTGTGATGGCGTTAAGCGCATGGTGAAAAGCTCTGCTGATAGGGCTGATATCTGAATCCATCCCAAACGAGCACAGGACGGCTGCGATGAAGCGCCAGTCTGTCCGGCTTATCTTCGACTCATGACACCCCACCATCTCAGCCAGTCCGCGCTGAGTGACCGCAGACAAATTGATGAGCAGATCCGTTTCGGCGCGATCTACGTCCTGACGTGTTGGCTTGCTGTAACTTGCTTTGTCCTTCATTGATAATTCCTTGTGTTGAATAAGTTAAATGCGCATCCAATGATGCGTTTTTGTTATCTCCACATGGGCGGAGAGGATGTGCAGCGATGTTAAAGAGCGGTACAACTAGGCGACTTTTGGTGGGAATAAATCATCAAATCCAACTGCCGCGCCATGCTTGTTCAAAACAGAGATGATCTGACGACATTGAGTGGCACTAAGGTCGCGACGGCCATTTTCATAATGACCAATTGCACCCTTGGTAAGCCCAAGCTCAGCTGCCAGCTCTCCCTGTGTGAGTCCAAGCTTTTCACGAATATTTCGTAGCTTGTTCATAGGTTCCTCCATACAACAGATTTGAGTATACGTTTCGTATTCGTTGCTGGCAAGCCAAATATACAATTTGTGTCTCGCAAAAAGGAATACAGTTCGTATGATCGGGGCATGAATATGAAATGGTATGATCTCGCTAAAGACCTCATGAAGGGGCAAGGCGTTTCACAAGAAACACTGGCTGAACATCTTGGAATTACTAAAGGTGCGGTCAGCCATTGGCTAAACGCCAGGCGGGAGCCAAGCCTTGATGACATCGCAAAAATAATGACATATCTTGGCCTGCGGAGTTTTCAGGTTAATGCTGATGGCACCATCAGGGACCAGTCTTCCGAGACGAATGTCAGCTATCATGGAAAAAACGAGCCAAAGGGAAGCTATCCCGTGATCAGTTGGGTAAGTGCAGGTGAATGGATGGAAGCGGTAGAACCTTATCATCGGCGTGCCATAGATCGCTGGTATGAGACTAACGTAGAGTGCTCTGATAACGCTTTCTGGTTGGACGTCAGAGGGGATTCAATGACCTCCCCTGTAGGCCTCAGCATCCCAGAGGGAACGGCCATCTTGGTCGACCCTGAGGTTGAAGCGAAAAATGGAAAACTGGTGGTAGCAAAGCTGGATAGCGAGAATGAGGCGACGTTTAAGAAGCTTGTTCTTGATGCTGGCCGGAGATTTTTAAAACCCCTCAACCCCCAATATCCCATGATAGAAGTTAATGGGAATTGCCGCATTATAGGCGTCGTCGTTGATGCCAAGATAACAAACCTACCGTAAATCAAAGGTCGCTTAGGCGGCCTTTTTTGTATCTCAAGAAAAATAAATTCCCTTCATATACATATTGTTACCCTATTTGCGCCATTTGCGTATACATTTTGTATTGCATTGCTTGGATACGTTTTGTATATTTATCCCATCAGCAGGACGCACCAACGAGACACGGAACGAAGTCTCAGCTCTTTAACATTGATGGGGTAATTTCTCCCGCCCTTGTGGGAGACCAAAGGAAGTTGCTTTGGGGTGTGACGAAGCTCAACGGCGAGCTAGCAGATAGGCGACTGTGAAAATACTAGTCATGTAGCGGAACGCTGCGCGTACTGCAATCGGCATCGCACCGATGGAAGATGGTTCGACTCCATCCGTCACACCACCAAAGCAACCACTGGAGGATGTATGACCAATTTAATCGCAAGCAACAGCGTTACACGGCGTTATCTGAAACGTGGCGAACTGATGGCTAAGCGTCGCGCTGAGGCTGCTCAGAACGCGTCACAGGACAAACCTAAACGCATGGGAAGAGTTGAAAAGGCAATTCAGACAGCTACAACGTTGTCGGTGTTCGGCAAAGAGGAAGTTACCGGATCTGCCTGTTTGCCAGAAGTCGCTATCTTCGCAGCTGGTTATCGCAATTCCAAGCAAGTCACCGCTCGCTGAGGTGGCCCATGAAGAACAGCATCAAGTGCCCGGTATGCGGTCGAGACTTCGATCCACGCACACCGGTATGCCACATAAGCAAGTATCACCAGTCAGCGAAGAACTGCGATCTGGAGAAGATACGCGATGCCCGGCGCAAGCATTACGCACAGAACGAATCGAGCGGGTCGAGTGGCCTGCGGTCAATCAAACAGAGAGGTGTAGATGGAGAAAGTAGGAAAACTAGTGGTATCTATTGGTTTAGACACCACCGAATTAGAGGGGCAAATATCATCCTTACAGACGCTACTGGATTCAGCGCTTAAAGATATTCCTGACCATCTCATCAGCACGTTTTTTAGCAATCTGCCTGCTGTGCTCAATGATATCGTCCTTGCTGATAGCTCTTCCGCACCCGGCGCAAGACTCGACGTTATCCATCGAGTGAGGCTCGGCGCTAAATACGAAAGATTTACTGCCGCAATCAGGGCAAGAGAATTCGACTCTGATAGTTTCTGACATAAAAAACCTATTTTTGACTGTGGAAACACCAGTCTACGGTATTCCTTGGCTGTGGAAAGTGAAGGAAATCACGCGCCGGGCGTGACTAAAAATCCCGGCACCAGATTCAGAGAGCTATCCGAGGTAACGCGAAATGCATACGCCAGACGTAGACCGGTGGGATAAGCATCCCGGCGCGTTACCTCAAATAGTTTTTACGGTTGATTAGAGAGGGTAAGGGTATGGGTGATGATTTGCAGCCAACCAATGAAATGATTGAGGCCGGTATAGATACTTTATGGGATCAGCTGCCAGGCGTTATGGACAGCCTTTGTCAGGACATTGAAGACGATGATGAGAGAAATGCTTTGCTTAGCGACACTGTCGTATTTATCTGGCAATCAATGAAATCAGTACAGAAAGAATAACCCGCTCCGGCGGGTTTTTTATTACATCTCCCTGCCCTTTTACGAGAGGGCAAAGACATGTACGGCGGCTATCCACCGCTATTCCTTCTGATGCTGCGTATGACGCGGCGGGTATTTTTACGTTCAGCGGCGCGGCTTAAGCGCAGGAGAAAATAATGAACACAGCTGATTTATCCAAAGTCCTCGAAGAGCACAAATTATGGTTTGAGTCATTCAGAGAAAAGGGATCACGTGCCGACCTGAGCGGTGCCGACCTGAGCGGTGCCAACCTGAGCGATGCCAACCTGAGCGGTGCCAACCTGAGCGATGCCGACCTGAGCGGTGCCAACCTTCCGGATCAGACATTCGTAATCATCGGAGAGAGGTACTTCATCAGCATCACAAGTGGTGAATATGTCAGGGCTGGCTGCCAGAACCACACGGCTGAGGAATGGCGCAAATACAGCAAACACGAAATCGCCGAGATGGACGGGCGCAGCGCTTTGAAATTCTACCCGCGCCTGCTGGACATCATTGATTTCTACCTTGGAAAAGGTGATCGGCCAGAGTGGGTTAAAGATGATTTTTCGGAGGTGTCATGACAGTCACTCACAACGGCAAACAGTACACCCTGTCTCGCATGGGTTGCCAGTATTTGTGGAAGCTTACCGAAGTCGGCACTCCCCGCAACAAAATAACTCTCAACCGCCAGCAGATGCAGTTAGCCGGTCTGGGCCATCTTATCGAGGACGCAGCATGATTCATCACTACGGACATACACCTCTTATCCGCCAGTGCGTTACGCCCGGGATGATGGCGCTGCATGAAGGCCGAACCTATCGCGTCTCAGCAGTCATTCAGGAGCGTCGATGGATATACCTGCACTCTGCTGGTGAGATTAAGCGCATCACCGACTGCGTGATTGACGTTCTTCTCGATGGCCACGGCAACCCTATACTGCACTGAGGTGATTATGCAGAAGTTTGAATATTTCGTGATGGATGGCCGCGTTCAATATGACCCTGAACGATCCACGGTATTCGAAGCTTTGGGCCAAAAAGAACCATCTAAAAAGGCCCTGAAACGAGATTGGGGCGATATGGGCGCTTTTCTTGTGCGCGCTCCAGTCACCAGTGAAGACGCATCAGGCAATTCGCAATGCGGTGATTTCGAAGTAGTCCGCGAAATCCAGTAACTCCCCACCCTATTCCACCGACCAGTCTGCAATGCGGACGGGCCGCGCACACTTCAAATTCAGGAGAGAGCATGAGCGAAGTAACGGACTTAACTGTTATCGAAATCAATCCGGATCAGGCACCAGTGCTTTATGTAGCGGGTGGTCTTGATGCTTACCTCGAACAGATACGCCAAGCAGTGAACGAAGTTCCTGACCTGTCCACGAAGAAAGGCCGTGACCGTGTCGCATCTCTGGCAGCTCAGGTATCACGCAGCAAGACGGCAATCGAAAAGCCGGGGCGTGAGTATCTTAAACGCCTGAAAGAGGCGGTGCGGCCAGCTGAGGCAGAAATTAAGCGTTTCGTTGATGCCTGTGACGAGCTGCGCGATGCGACCCGCCGCCCACTCACCGAATGGGAAGCCGAGCAGGAGCGCATCAAGGCCGAGGAAGCTATGAACGCGCTGCACGCCGAAGCGCTGGTGATGAACGAGAATATCGAATTGCAGCGTGCAATTCAGTTCGAAGCGGACCACGAATTGGCCCTGCTAATGAACAAGGATTTTGACCGTGACGCCGCAGAGGCAAAGGCGGAAGCAGAAAGAAAGAAAATTGAGTATGAGGAAGAACTCAAGCGTCTTGCAGCGGCAGCCGCTTTAAGAGATGCCGAAGAGCGGGTGCGACGTGAGCGCGAGGAGTCCGCGCACCGTGAGTCAGTTTTAAAGGCCCAGGCAGAGCAAGCTGAGCGTGACCGCATCGCTGCTGAGCAGAAGGCAGAAGGCGAGAAGAAAGAAGCTGCTGAACGTGCAGAGCGTGAGAAGCAGGAAGCCATTGCAGCAGAGAAGCGTAAAGCACGTGAAGAAGCTGATCGGATTAAGCGCGAGGCGGAACAGAAAGAAGCAGCTCGCGTAGCTGAAGAGAAGCGCATCGCTGATGAAACTGCAAAGCGCGAAGCCGATGTTAAGCATCGCAAAAAGATCGGAGCTGACATCGTTAAGGCGATCACTTCATCTACCAGCCTTACACGCTAGCAGGCCATAGAAGTGCTTACCGCTCTTAAAGACGGGCTTATCCCTCATACGAAAATTAATTACTGAGGTCGATTATGAACATCAAATGCGAGTGCGAAGACATGCGCACGTCCGCCGGGCAGCGCAATAACCTGAAGCTTGAGCTTGAGGGAGTTGTATTGGACGGCACTGTAGACACACGGGAAGTCTTGTCGCAACTCGACGCTGCGGTAGTGGCTGAGTGGCTTACTGAACAGGGTTACATCATCACTCAACAGGAGCGTGCAGCATGAGTGCGTTAGAGCGCTGGGATGACGATGCGTTTATCCGGTTGATGGCTGACCTTTTACCAGAGCAGCCGATGACTCATGAACTGGCCGCACAGGAAGCGATTGCCGATCACCGCACGGAGCAGCAAGCAGAGAGGGTGGGAGTATGGACCTTTCAAGATTAGATGACCCATTTTTACCTGGTGATATCGAGTGGCGCATCCAGCGGGCCGGTAAAAGTGGCGAAAATATTTGGGCAAAGGTGCTGGCCTACGTCACTAACAGGGCGATCATGAAGCGCCTAGATGAAGTTTGCGGCAAGTCTGGCTGGCGTAACGAATATCGCGACATCCCGAACAATGGCGGCGTTGAGTGCGGAATATCCATCAAGGTGGACGGGGAGTGGATCACTAAATGGGATGCAGCTGAAAACACTCAGGTGGAAGCAGTTAAAGGTGGTCGATCTGGTGCGATGAAGCGCGCCGCTGTGCAGTGGGGGATCGGGCGCTATCTTTACTCTCTGGAGGAGGGTTTCGCCACAGTCTCAAAAGAAAGGCTAAATGGGTATAACTACGCAAAAACAAAGGAACTTGGTGCCTTTTACTGGTCACCACCACCTCTCCCTTCTTGGGCTATGCCGAGTAGTCCCTCGTCCAATGCAGAAACGGAAACATCAGAAAACACAGCCGATTTTCTTGAAGAAGCGCTTCGCGAGTTTGCAGAAAAGGCGACGCTCTCTCAATCAGTGAAAGAGCTACAGGCGGCTTTCAAGGAAGCGTGGGCGAAGTTTGGCGGCTCGAAGGAGCATGAAGAGCGCGCAACGGAAACCTATAAGACACGCGGCAAAGAACTGAAAACCCAAACAGCATAGCGGAGGGCTTATGAAGCCAGACCAGATTTTGGCAATCCTCCGCAAAGACCAACGTAACCACATCACCGCATTCCACCGATCGCAAACATCCAGAAACGCACTGGCTCATACAGCCGGGATAACTCTCAACTACCACGAACCCTATTACGAGGGGTGGGCTCCTGCGCTTGAAATGCAGGAGTCCTTCATCGGTGCCGCGGAGTTATCACAGGTCATGCCTCATCTGGTCGCGGAGCCCTGGGGCAACGGAATCATTGGTGGCGTGGTTTACCGGCTTAAGGAGAGTGCTCAATGAAGCATCCAAACGACAACATCACTGTCGGAAAAGTTAAGTGCCTCTACTCAGTGTTACGCCGGGGCTGGATTATGCCCGGCGGTCAGATAGTCACAAACCCGCTTAAAGCTCAGCGACTGGCTGAAGAGATGGCTAACAGGATGGAGGGGATATGAGTGAAGGATACGTTAGCGAGCTTGAGTTGGGAAAGTGCGGTGAATATTACGCAATTTTTAAACTGACTAAACAAGGATTTATTTGCTTTCCGTCAGACCAGGGCCTGCCATATGACATCGTTGTTGAGGCCAACGGTAGGCTCCTTAAGGGACAGGTTCGCTCGACGCTGAAAATGCGCGATTACGGCAAATCAAAAAGTGTTTACCGGTTCGGAACGAGAACGGGGAAAGGTTATGGCCGCGCAGCATCACTTAGTAAATGTGACTTCTACGCCTTCGTTGTCATCGATGAAGAGAAGATAGCCTTCATGTCTACGGATGAACTGGCCAGCACAAAAAATCCAGGAACGCTTATCCAGACGATGGAGTTTAGATCTTCTAGCGGTATTTACCCGGGGAGAATTTACTCCAATGGCACGCAAAGGATGCTTGATTATTCACGGAATATTGAGAGCTACGAAGATTTCAACCGCGTCGTTTCTCTGATGGGGGGAAGAAGATGCCGAATCAAAAATACAGCTTAATAATGGCTGACCCGCCTTGGTCATATGGCAATACCATCAGTAACGGTGCCGCCGCAGATCACTACTCAACCATGAAGCTAATTGAATTAAAGCGCCTGCCAGTTTGGGAACTTGCCGCCGAAAACGCGGTGCTGGCGATGTGGTACACCGGCACGCACAACCAAGAGGCGATAGAACTAGCTGAAGCATGGGGATTCACGGTGCGCACCATGAAGGGCTTCACGTGGGTAAAGCTGAACCAATTGGCTGAAGGTCGTATCAACAAGGCGCTGGCAGATGGTGAAGTTAACGACTTTTACGACTTCCTCGATATTCTTAACGCCGAGACACGTATGAACGGCGGCAACCACACCAGGGCGAACACAGAAGACGTCCTGATTGCCACGCGCGGAACGGGTATTGAGCGTCTTAACGCCGGTATCAAGCAGGTGGTTTACAGCCCGCTAGGTGCGCATAGCGAAAAGCCGTGGGAAGTTCGCCGACGCCTTGAACTGCTTTACGGTGATGTACCGCGCATTGAGCTTTTCAGCCGGAGCGCGGCGCCGGGATGGGATCATTGGGGAAACCAGTGCGCTACCGCCGCGGTTGAATTGCTACCCGGCTGCGCCATCGACGTTGTGAAAACGGAGGCAGCATGACGCCAGCGGCTTATTACAACGAAATAGATCCTTATGCAGCTCAGTGGCTGCGCAACCTGATCGCCGGCGGTCACATCGCGCCGGGAGAAGTCGACGAACGGAGCATTGAAGATGTCACACCTGACGACCTCAGAGGATTTACCCAATGTCATTTCTTTGCCGGTATCGGCGTCTGGTCACACTCTCTGCGCCTCGCAGGATGGCCCGACGATAAACCAGTCTGGACAGGTTCCTGCCCGTGCCAGCCTTTCAGCGCGGCAGGCAAAGGAGATGGGTTTGCTGACGAGCGGCACCTTTGGCCAGCCTTCTTCCACCTCATCAGCGAGTGCAGACCTCAGCACGTCTTTGGCGAACAGGTTGCAGCAGGTAACGCAAATGTATGGTTCGACCTTGTACAAACTGACATGGAAGGAATGGAATACGCCTTCGGGCTTGTGCCGTTCCCGGCTGCGGGCATCGGTGCGCCGAACATCAGAGAGCGGGCCTTCTGGGTGGCCCACGCCGACATGCAATGTGAATCCACAACCGGAAACACCGCGCGGGCTACAGAATCTAGCCGGAGCGGTGAAGCTGTCTGGATGGCAGACGCCAGTAGCGAACGATGCAAACGGATCGACACATTGTTACAGCGGGAAGAACCCAGATGGAACGCCGAAAGTATGCCTGAAACTGCCGGGATCGGTTCTGTTAGCGGGATGGGTAACTCCGACATCTCGGGACTGGAAGGACTCTGCGGGGATGACTGCGCAGCGGGAAGGGAAAGACAGACTGGACCAGCTTCCACGCCAGGCATTCATGACAGGCTGGCCTACTCCGATGGCGGGTTCATCAGCGAGAAACGGCAACAATGCAACGGTGAATACGGACAGTCTCAGGAAAACGGTGGTTTTGTGCGGCGGAGATTTGAAGGGTTCAGGGGTCAATGTGAAAGCCCCTCTTCATCATCCCTTGAGGTTAACGGTTTTTGGCGAGATGCGGACTGGCTCTTATGTCGAGATGGCAAATGGCGTCCAGTTGAACCCGGCACATTCCCGCTGGTTGATGGGGCTGCCGCACGCCTGGGACGAGTCGAGTCCGGGGTGGCAAGAGTGGCAAGCAGCAACCGTGTTGGAAGATTGAAGGGATACGGCAACGCTATAAATGCGCAGGCAGCAGCTCACTTCATTTATTCCTACATGCAAACTCAGGATTGAATATATGCCATCTGAAATCATTGACGCAGCCAACGAACTGGTTCAGCAGCGCATAGACATGGTCGTCGCCTCGCACCGTATCAACCACAACGCAGTATCAGCCACTCACTGTATACAGTGCGGAGAGAAGATAAGCGATAAGCGCAGGGAAGCGGTAAAGGGATGCACGATGTGCCATGAGTGCCAGGGAATAGCAGAGTTGAAGCGTAAGCAGAGGGGTTTTTGAAATGAGCACAATTCAGGATATTCGAAATCAACTATCCACCCTCGTCACCGAGGCTCATAAGGTTGCGTGCTCTCTCGATATTGGCGATGAGCGCACTGAGGCTTTCGAGTTATACGAAGCACTTCGCCGACTTCAGCGGCAGGGTGCGGCTGGCGAAATGCTTTCCGCAACCAATCCTCTTCTCGCCTCGCCGTATTACGACGATGATTGGGACGAGGATGAAGATGATTGACGCAACTGATAACAAATTTAAACAAACAGCCCATCAGGGCTTTTTTTACGCCCGGAGATCAACAAATGCGAGTAGATAATGAAGTTTTGAACGTGCTGAGTGCAGCAGAGTGTAATGGCCCGCAACTCTTCCTTACCGGTCAACTTGATCGCAACCTCTACACAAGAACGAACAAAGTGCTGGAGGCGGCTGGAGGAAAATGGAACCGCAAAGCCAAAGCGCACATTTTTGATACCGATGCCTCCGATCGCATTGAGCAAATTATTCTTACCGGTGACGTTTTAGTACCGAAGGATGATTTTGAGTTCTTCCCGAGCCCTCCAGAAGTTGTCAGACATGTAATTCAGTTGGCAGATATTCGGGATGGGATGCATGTTCTTGAACCAAGTGCCGGGCAAGGTGCTATTGCTAAAGCAGCTCATAGCGCAGCAGCAGATGTGATGATCGATATGTATGAATTGATGCCAGCGAACAACGACATCCTTCACGGTCTCAATTTGCGACTTTCAGGCATCGGTGAGCCTACTGACTTCCTTACTGTTGAGCCGAAACCTGTTTATGACCGGGTGATTATGAATCCTCCTTTTGGTCGACAGGCAGATATTAAGCACGTAACTCATGCGCTGAAATTCCTTAAACCGGGCGGTCTGCTGGTATCGGTTATGGCTTCATCTGTGACATTTCGAAGCAACAAGCTGACAACTGATTTCCGTCAACTCATAGAAGAGCGCGGCGGACATATCGAAGAACTGCCAGAAGGTGCATTTAAATCATCAGGGACGATGGTTAATACCGTCATCGTGGTTATTCCAGGCTGACGCAACTGATAGCCAGTTATGAGCTGGCTATTGGGTGCGAAAGCCCGCTATCCCTTATACCCGCCTTGTGCGGGTTTCTTTTTGTCCGGAGTAAGCCAATGGTTTCTGAAAAGCCAATCACCGCGCAACAGGCTGCGGAATTCCTGATCGTGTCTCCCCGCACCATCTACCGGCTGATTGATTCCGGTCAGCTGGCCGGGCAGAAAATCGGGAACAAATACCGCACAACTGATGCGGCCTGTATTGCTTATTTGCACGCCCGGCGCGATCCTCTTACGGCGAGCGCGGGTGAACATAAAGGAGAAGTTTTATGTCAATCACCCTCAGGGGCGGCGTGTGGCACTGTCATTTCGTTACGCCGTCAGGGAAAAGAATTAGACGATCTCTTGGTACGGAGGACAAGAAACAAGCGCAGGAGCTTCACGACAGGCTGAAAGCTGAAGCATGGAGGGTTGACCAGATAGGTGATTTGCCGAAGAGGACATTTGAGGAGTGTTGTATCAGATGGCTGCGGGAGAAGGAGCACAAGCGGTCACTGGACGACGACAGGACAAAGATAGAGTTCTTCCTGCGACACTTTTCAGGCCGTGACGCTTCCACTATTACAGCGGAGCAGGTGCACGATGCTGTGGCGAAGATGTTCAACAGAAAGCACCTTCAGATATGGGAATCACGCAGGGATGCAGCTTTAAGGAAGGGGAAAGAGCCGCCCTTGTACGTTGCAAAGCCTGTCAGCCTGGCGACGAAGAGCCAGCACCTGTCTTTCATGCGATCGCTACTTCGCGCCGCGGCGAATGACTGGGGCTGGATAAAGACAGCACCGGTTATCAAAACGAAGAAACCTGTCAGTAAGCGCATACGCTGGTTAACCCGAGATGAAGCTGAGAGGCTTATCGAGTGCATGCCGGAAAGCATAAAGCCGGTGGTGATTTTCGCGCTGGCTACCGGCCTGCGCCGCTCCAACATTCTTGATCTGGAGTGGCAACAGGTCGATATGCAAAGGAAGGTTGCATGGGTAAACCCGGAGAACGCAAAAGCGGGCAAAGCTATCGGCGTCGCTCTGAATGATACCGCATGCAGGGTTTTGAGAAATCAAATTGGGAAAAGTAAACGCCTTGTTTTCGTTCACACAAAGCCAAAGCACCGGCCAGACGGAACGCTTACACCGGCGGTGAGGAAAATGCGCGTTGATGATAACCAGGCATGGAATATCGGCCTGAAAAAAGCCGGCATTGAAGATTTCCGCTTCCATGACCTCAGGCACACCTGGGCAAGCTGGCTGATTCAGTCTGGCGTTCCCCTTTCCGTTTTACAGGAGATGGGCGGGTGGGAGTCGATCGAAATGGTGAGGAGATACGCGCACCTCGCGCCCAACCACCTGACCGAGCATGCACGGAAAATCGACGCCATTTTTGGCAACCATGACACAAATATGACACAAGGAGAAAATCAGGCCGGGTTAAAATTAGCGTAA